CGCCGTCGGCAGTGAACCCGAGCCCGCCCGCCTCGCCGCGCGTCGCAATCTGCGGGATCCGCACGCGCAGCCCCTTGCCGGTGTAGAACACCGATTCGGAGCGGTAGTTGGCGACGTTCGCGACGATCTGAGTCGTCGTCGTCCCGAGCGGATCGCCGGTGATGTAGATCCGTTGCGTGATCCCGCACTCCGCGGCGCGGAGCACATTGGCGCGGCCCTCGCGAACCGTCGAGTCACTCCGGCGCGCACTCAGTAGGTAGTTGGCCTCCGACGCCGGGCCTGTGTCGTCGAGCGTCGCAGCGAACGCCGCCGCGTAGGCGTTGTCCAACGCGTTCTCGTTGAGTGCCACAGTGAGCGCCGCGGGGTTGCTGACGGACAGAGCGACCCACGCCACGGGATCCACCAGGGTCTGCACCGTGTTCGCCGTCGCGCCAACTGCCGTGCCGTCGTCGAGCGCCGGACGGACCTTGGCCAGGTACGGACCAGCAGCAGCCGCTGGGACAACCAGCGTCTGCATCGTCACCCACTCCGCGCCACCCGATGTCCGCACTCGGGTGCCAGCCGGGATCGTACCGCCGTTGTGGCTGGTCGTCCCCACAGTCGTTCCGATCGTGAAACCAGCCTTACCACCGATGGGGCCGCCGCTGTTGATCAGCAGCGTGGACGTCGTCGCCGTGGCGCTGTTGTAAACCCGCAGCTGCCCGCCTGCTGTCTTGCTCGCTCTGGCGTTGATCGAGGAAAGGCCCACCGTGCCGTTGATCAGCGCCACGAGCTCGTCGCTCGTTACCGCATTGACGTCCGCGACGTTGCCGGTTCCTGCGGTCGTGCCCGCCGTGAGCCCGAGTTTTGCGAGCAGGCCGCTCGTGATCGAGGACAGAACCAGCGAACCGCCTGTGCCCGGACGAATACCGCTCAGCGCGATCTGCGTCGTTGACGTCGCCGCAGCCGTGTAACCCAGCGCCGCATTGATCCGAGCAATCACCGCGGCCTGCGTCGTGTCGCCGCCGGCAAACGTCACCGTCACCTGTTGCCCGCCGTCGACACGCACCCCGAACGACTCACCAGGGAGCACGCTGCCAAACGAGGCCCCGCTGCCCGTGACCGTCGCTACGGCTGCCGAGATCGCCGCCGAGCTGCCAGTGCCTGCGTCCGTCGTCACGGACAGAGTGTCGCCCGTCGTGAGCTGAAACGGACCCACGCCACCGACCAGCGCCGCCAACGCAGAGAACGCCACCGCGCCCACCGACGTATCCACGCGCGAAATGAACAGCCGCTGAGCTCGGAGCTTGAAACTCTTCAGCCAGCCGTTGCCGTTCCAGAGCTCGGCCAAATGGCGCCGCGCGCTCGGGTTGTTCGCCACCACGCCGCCGTAGGTGTAGCCGAAACCTCCGAACTTGGACTCGTAGTCCGCGCTGCCATACACCTCCAGCGCGCCCTTGACCTCCCCCGCGAACGGGCCGTCCTCGAACTCGCCGACCAACAGCACCGCACCAGATCCAACGCCAGTGGCGGGATCGGGGGGAGCCTGGTCCACAACCACCACACCCTCGATCTGTCGAATTACTTCAATCGACGGGAGCGAGGTGTATCGCCGCAAAAATCCTGACATTGGTTCCCAGTTCCTTTCTTGGCCAAAAGCCTATCACGCCGATTCCAGCACTTCTAGTCGGGTCAACGGCTGCAGCTCCACCGCGCGCCGTAGATGGACCACAGGCACTTCCGCCAGCACCTTGGCGCGGTACTCCCGATCCCGATTGAATGCCGCCGCCGAATTGTCGACGCGGTCCCCGCCACGGTACGAATAGCGGATCGGCAGGCAGAAATACTCTGGAGGAGCCTGCAGCAGCAGGCCGCTCCGGGTCTCGGTGGGCGAAAACACATCGTCGAGCCGCGCGATCACCGCTTGGCGCTCAGGCTTGGTCGTGAGCCAGCAGTCCACCTGGAACTCGACCGCCAGATCGTCTGTTTGCCACAGCACCGAATTGGGCGCGTACTCGTTCCACGACCACTCCAGCGCCACCGGCGTGAGAGCGTGAGGGGTTCGGGGCTCGCTCGCCGACGTGATCGCCGCGCTGGGGTACTTGAGTTGCTCGAACGACTCGGGCCACTCCCGCAACACCTGCGCGAAGTGAAACTGATGGCCCCCTGCCACAGAAAACACCACCTTCTCCAGGTACACCGCCAGCGCCTGCGCCGCCGCGCCGCGCGGATCCATCGTGTTTTGGCGCACCAGCTCGAACCGATCCTCGCCGATCTCTGCCTGCAACCGTCCCGCGCTATCAGTAGTGTCCACGCTCTGCCAGCCTTCCCAGTTCGGCGCGCACCTCAACCGGCACGAGCTGATCTTGAACCGTCGTCATAGCCTTTTCCCAGAAGTGTCGCGGCGCGATCCCCTCCGCCGCAATCTTGTTCTGGATGGCTCGCGCCACCACATAGGCCTCGTCCTCGTCGTCGGCCAAGCCCTTGCGAACCACCCACGTCAACAACGGTGCCAGCGGCGGACGAAACGGCCGAGTCCCGTAGTTGATCGGCGCCGCGTGAGGCGCATCGACCCAGAGCTCTCGGGTGAACCCGTTCGCCTTGACGCTGTTCCTCAGGCGCCCGGTGTCCACCGCGGGGTAAGGGACCGAGCGGTCGATCTCCTTTACCACCTCGGACTTGCCGCGCACCGTCGCCGAGCTCAACCCCCGCAGAACAGCCTGCGCCACCTCAGGCTCCAGCTTCGAGATCATCGCCGGCAGCTCCTCCAGCGTTATCCGCTTTCTCACACGGCCCCGCGCTCGGGATACAGCTGCGCCTGCTCCAGCTGCCCGCTAGGCGAGCGCGCCTGCTGCTCGGTGCTCATGTTGACGACCCACTGAAAACGCTCTGCGTCGCGCCACGGCTGCCCACGGACCACGTAGCGCCGCCGCTGTGTCTCGCCGTCGCGAGAGTCCACGCGCTGCTCCACGAACACCTGCTGGCCCTGGTCGGCGCGGAACACACCCCAGATCTCCGCCTCGGTGTAGCGCGGACTGATCTCGCGGAGCCGCAGCATCCCCTGGTCAACGGTACCGCCGCTCCTGGACTCAGTGTAAATCGGTCGGGTGTCAACCAACGGCGTAGGGAGCAGCTCGCGCTCAGCGACAACCCGCGACTCGCCGCGCCCAATCTCCCCACCCTCCCACTGCACCGTCACGATCCAAACGCGATAGGGGCGCATCCCCATGTCCGCCATCAACTGACGGGCCCCATCAACCGTTGCGCCCAACGACTCGGCCAACGACAGCTCTGGAGCCTCCAGAGGATGCTGGGTATCGTTGGGCGTCGATGTGCGAGGGTTTGGCTCGGTCACCGTGGAACGGTACACCAGCCGCCCCACTCGCGCTACCCAATCACCGTAGCGTTGCGGCCTCCGCCGCCACCCAAGTGCTCGTACTGGCTGTACGGGTTGCTTACCACCCCGAGCGTGCTCGCCAGACGCAAGGCCCAGAACTTCAGCTGCCCTTGAAGCGCCTCGAACTCGCCCGCATTGAGCTTGACGTTGCCGACCTCCGCCGCCTCCAGGCGCTTGCGCGATGTCGAGATCTGACGCTCCACAGCCTCGCACTCGCAAAGCACGTGACGCACCTGGACCTCGCCACTTGGCGTGAGCCGGTGGAACGCATCGTCGACAAGGAATGCCGGCTGGCTCGCCGCAGGGTACCCGAGCTGAATCGACTGCGCCGTCGAGCTCCAATCCGGGTAGCTCAGGAAATACTTGATCCGCGCCTTCTCCGAATCGCTGAAGCTCATAGCCCTTTGACCTTTCCGACCAACCGCGACGCCGGGATCGGTTTGCCCTTCTTCGGTACCGACGATTTGGGTTTTACCTTTGGCGTCTGGTCGTCGCCAAGGTCTTTGCTATCCGGCTTGTCGTCGCGTCCCTGGTTGGTGTTGCCGATCCCGCTCTGCTTCATACAACCCTCGTAACCTGGTTCCCCAGTTGATCGCGCGACACGACCACGGCTTCAGCCGGAGTGAACCGGATCCCCTGCTGGTAGACGTGGGCCAGATCGTGCGTTTTCTCGGTGATAAAGGAGTTCACCGGGAGTTCTGTCATGTAGCCGCCACGCGTGACGTAGCGTCCACCAACCGTGATTCGGTAGCGAGCGATCTTGGTACTCGTTTGCTGGCGCTGCGCCTCGTCCTTCTCGTACTGCTCGCGCTCCCGCAGCTCAGCAGTAATCAGCGTGCGCAGATGGTCGGGCAAGTCCTTGTCCTCCAGCTTCGCCTGTAGCCGGGACGTGGGGTTTGCGCGAATTCTCCGGGTCTGCTCCGCCAGCGTCGAATCAGGGAACAACGGGTCCTTCGGAGGCTTGTTCACCTCGGGATCATCCGGGTTCGGCTGCGCCAAAGACCCGGTAGCTCCCGTTGCGCCAGCCGGATCGACTGTCGCAGCTGCGCCGCTAGCGCCGTTCGGTGCCGTCGCGCCGGTCGCCCCAGGGGCTGGGGGTATCTCGTTAACTGGGTTGGTCGGAGTCTCGCCCTGTAGCTGCCCCTTGTCGTGAGCCACCAAAGCGTCGACCAACTCCGGCTTGGTGCTCTTGCTCAGCCCCTTGATCCCGCGCTCCTTCGCGACCTCGTAAAGGAAGTCGCGGTCAAACGTCTCGTACTCTGCCCGTGCCTGCTTCTCGCTGTATTCCGCCATGGTGGTCCTTTCCACGGCAGGATATCGCTACTTCGATCGCTTTGCACGTTCAGCCAGCTCCGTCTTTCGGCTGGCGTAGTTCCGCGCCGCACCCGCGGTCTGCTCTTGGCGCTGGTTCAAAAGTTCGGCCTCCGAAAGGCTCCGCTCTTTCGCCCAAAGCCCTCGGAGCGCCCCCAGAAACTTGGCCCCCGCACTCAAGGCTGCGGCCAGTCCCGCTAGATCGATCACCTACCCACCGCCATGGCCAAAGGCGCCAACGCAAAAGCTATCGCTCCAACCACGACCAACCAGAAAGCAACGCGCCGAATCATGCTCCCAGAATAGCAAAAACCCGGCAGCCCCACAGGACCACCGGGTTCAAACACCGCCGAGCTTCAACCCGGAAGTTCGTCAGCCGTGCTCGATCACGACCGCGCGCTTGTGGCGAGCCGTGTCGCCCGAGAGCGCATCGCTCGGCGTGGCGAAGTCGCCCGACCAGCTCCACGACTGGGTCACAGTCTGTTGGAGAGCGTCTTGGGGCGCGCGGAGAATGTAGCGAATGCGCTGAGTCATCACCGCGACGCCACCGTTCACGATCGAGAACTCACCGATCTTACCCATCACACCGGCCTCGGTGATGAACTTGGACTCGTCCAAGTACTTCTCGGACATCACGCCGCCACCGGTGATGATGCAACGACGAATGTCGTAGCCGTTCTCGTTGGTGACCTCGGCGCCGATCTCCTTTGCCAAGCGAGCGCCACCGTCGCCACCGGGCGAGACCTCCAAGCCGCCATAGCAGTTGGCTTGACTCGGGTTTTCCGTGTTGCGGTAGAACCGGCCACCCACCGCGTCGCCGAGCGCCAAGTCCCGATACGCGATCGAATCCGGAAGCGACTGGTGCAAGCGCTGCCAGTGATTGTCGGCGAACAATTGCTGTTCACCGGTCGGGGTGACGTGCACGTGATAGCGGCCATCAGCGTGGGGCGGGATGTTCTGGTCCCGAAGACGAGTGATGCCCGCGATCACGTCGTTGAGCGTCAGAATGTTCGTCGAGCTGAGGGCGTCGACCGTCGCGCCACCGCCAACGCGCAACCGGCGCGCGCGGGTGGCGGCATACACCGCATCACGGGCAGCCAAACCAACCGTGAGCGCCGCCGAGAGCGTGAGCACACCCGAACCCAGCGGCTCTGCCGGGTCGTTGGGCGTGTAACCCACCACGGTGTTTGCCGGCTCGCCCGCGACGCTGAACGTCACCGGGAGCGGGTTTCCCGGGCTGACCGGCAGCAGCTTGCCGTTCAACAGTCGCTCGGTGAAGCCGTTGAGGGTGGTCACCTGGACCTGGAACGCACTGGCGCTAGCCGTAGCCCGAACCATCGCCTCGCCCGCGAGGTACGACGCAAACAGACGGTTGCGCGTTAGAGTGTTCATGGTCAGCGCCGCGCCCAGGCCCAGCTGCTGGGTGTTGCTGAGGAACGTCGACGCGAGCGTGACGTAGGACGTCGGCATGTGAGTGACGTTGCTGTCGCCGTACTGAGCGGCGGTCACGTCCCATTGCTCCATTTCGTACTGACGCGGGACCGGATCTTGGCCCGGGATCAGCGGCTTGATCGACGGCAACGGACGACCGCGCCGGGTGAAGATCATGCGCTCGCCGAGGTTGGCTTCCCAGCGATCGGGTACCGCTTCGCCGCGGAAGAGCAGCTTGGGCATCGTTGCATCGTGGAACACGCGCTCCAGCGTGCCGTCCTGGACGATCGCGCTCAGCGAACTCGGTATACCTTGCAAAATTAGCGACACAGAAAATCCCTTTCATGGTTTTCCCGTGACGACCTCCCGCTTTATCCCGACCGTTTCCGCCGTCGTCCGCGTTCGCGTTTGCGCGTCTTGGGTTCCCAGAAACCCTAACAGCGGTTTTTCCTAGCGTCAAACGGCAACGGGCCCAGGAGGCGCCGAAACGTCTCGATGGGCCCGTGTTGGCGCCTCCGCGGTTACTTCAATGAGGCCAAGTGCGCTTGGAACTCGGATTGGGTCATGTCCTTGACGGCCTTTCCGCCCGCCGGCACCCCACCTGCTGGCGGGGGAGGAGCCGGAGGCTTCCCCCCTGCGGGGCTGGTGTCCACGGGCTTATCGATCACCTTCACCGGCGCCGACAGCCCGAGCGCGGCTTTCACCTGGGGGTCGTCGAGCTGCTCCTTCAGGAACTGCTCCACATCGAGCTGTTGCCCTTCCGGCAAGGCGTCCGCCCTGGATGCCGCCAAATACTTGGCGTAGTTCAGATTCGTGATCCCGAGTTTGGCGCAATTGTCGCTCACGATCCCAGCAAACCGGACCTCTGCCAGCTGCTCTTCAGCTGCCGCCTGAGCTGCTTTCGCTGCTGCAGCGTCGGCCTTGTGGCGCTCGATCTCGGTCATCTGAGCGCGTTTGGTCGCCTCCTCTTGGTCCTCCAGCTCCTTCAGCCGCGTCTGCTTCGCCCTGATCTCGTCGACGTTGTCCGTCCCCCAGACTTCTTTGAGCGCGCTACTGCGGGAGCGCTCCAGCCGAGCATTGAGCTGTTTGGTGGTGAGCTTGATCTCTGGGTCGTCCTGCTGCTGCGGAGCTGGGTCCGGGACTGGGGCGGGTCCACCTCCGCCGCCGCCAGCGCCTGGCTCACCGCTCATCAACAACACCCCGAGCATTCTGTAAAACAACATCCTGGTCCTTTTCGCCGGCCGTTACCGTGGCCGTACACGTAGCGCCCAAATGCGGAGCGCCCCGCCAGGGTATCCCAGCGAGGCGCCACACACAACCCAACGGCGTGGGTCAGAACGCGTATCCGGTGTCCTGATCCCAGTTGGTCCCGATCGCCGGTTTGGCCGTGCCCACACCGGGCGTCGCAATGTATTTGATCCGTGCCAGCGTCACCGCGTCCGCGCTCGCGAACGTCACGCCGGTTCCGAGCAGGTTGATGCCCGCTTCGCCGGTCGTGATCGAGGCGGCACGAAAGTCGATGGTCTTGCTACCCGTAACCGAGCCAGTCTTGGCTTCTGCCTCCAAGAGCAAGCTCAGACCGCGCGCCCCCGAAGGCGTTGCCACGTTGGACACCACCGGGACGATCTCCTCGATGATCTCACCATCGTGCGTCAGGTAGACGACCTCGGCCGCGGTCACGGCGTCCGCCGTTGCAAAGATGATATTGCCGACCGCCGTCACGCCAACCTGGCCCGTGGTGGGAGCGCCGCCGGGGATCGGCGTCATGTTGCCTGTAACGGAGCCGGCCGTCACGAACGCGGCAATCACAGTCCGGGCGCGCGCCGTCGCCGGCAACGTCATGATGTGAGAGGCAACGGCCCCCTTGTACGTGCGCGGAATCAGCGCCACCGCCGAGCCCAAGCGACCGGCTTGCGCCGCAAATCCCAGTCGGTTGGTGTCGCCACCGTTTGCAATCTCTTTGAGAGTTCGTCCCATGATTTCCCTGCTTTCCTTGTTCCCAGTTGCTAAATTGCGGCTCCTGCCGCGAGAAACTCCACCCAACCCACGCCGCTCACTTGAATCCGTGTCGGCGCCGTCTGCTCCTCGAACTGCAACAGGCACAGCCCGTTGACGTCCAGATCTGTACCGGCGCCAACGTCACGCGCCGCCGTCGAAGCGAACCCAATCGCCGCCAGCGCCGTCGTCACCGTCAAGAGCCCCTGCTCACCCGTCGCCGACCCGGTCAACCGAAGCTGCCCAGTCGCATCCACCGATGCCGGCAAGGCCATGAGCCCAGCGCCGACCGCAGCCTGGTTGATCAGCGTCGCTACCTGCTGCGCCGAACGACTGCCCGCGGTGAACGTCACCGGCACAGCAACTCCGTCCACCACTGGTGTGAACGTCTCGCCGCCGGCAAACAACACCGGCCACGACGCGCCCGAGCCGAGTAGCGTCGCCGGCGCCGCGCCGATCCGCAGCCGCATCGGGACCATTCGGCTCCTGAAGTAGAGCAGCTGGAAGTTCTTCAGCTGCCCCGGGACAAGCTCTGTCCAATGCGTCCCCAAGACGCCAGCTGTCTGAACCATCACCGGGCAGTCAGAGCTCACCACCGCGCTGTAAGAGCGCCCGCTGCAGTCGAACGACAGCGGGGCTTGTTTGCTGGGCGCGCTGCTACCCGAGCAGCCGCAGCCTTCACCACCCACCACCAATTTCCCAGAGAGTTGGACCTGACAAGCCAAGGTAGCCCCCTACTCAGCGACGCAAGCCGCTCGGTGCCGTGCCTACGCCGAAGCCCGAAGGATCGTCCACGGTCGAGCTCTGTGGGGTGCGTGACGGGTCGGGGGTGTAGCCGTTGAAGGTTGCGGGCGGTCCACCCACGACAGCGACGGACGGCAATTCAGCCTCCGAAAAGAACTTCCCGGCAGGTGCGCCGCCTTGCGTGAAGTCGGGGTTCTCCTGAGGGTTGGGCACTGGCGACGGGCTCCCGACCCCTGCGCCAGTGCTGCCAGACATTGCGATTGATCGAGGATTGCGTTCGGCCATGGTCCCCATCCTGACACAACGGCCGGAACGCGTCTACCGGTTCCCAAGATGCCAGCAATGGCAGGCTTTGCAGCGAAACATGTTCAGGTTGACGGCGCCCCATCAGCCCAGCCCGCTCACGATCGCCAGGAGCCGTGCACCCCAGGCGCCTTGGACACCGCGGCCCAGTCGCCCGAGCTCCGGCATTGCAGCCTTGTTTGCCGTGTAGCGGCCGTAGGCCTTACGCAAGAAATGCTGGACATCAGGCAGATCCCGGTCTGGCCCAAGTTGAAGCCGAGCAACCCCAGCTCTCACGTCGTCAATTGTGAGCCTCTCCCCACTGGAACCCAACGGGACCCCCACCGAACCCAACGTGAACGTCGAGTCGTCAAGGTCCGTAACGATGAGGTTCGGGCCAAGCGTCACATGGACGGGCTCTTCGGCGCCGTTTTGGACCAGCTGCTTGACTCCCTCGTGGACCGCCTCTCGAACCACGGAGGACGGCACGGACAGCGCTTCACCGTCCTTGCTCCAATATTGGATTGTCCAGTCGCCGAGAGCTTCGGCCACGCCCACTGCCAACTCGTTGTTTTTCATAGTCACCTAAACCTAACTGGTGAGCCCCCAACCACTGCGATCGCCTCACCTGGGGAATCCGGAAGCCCGTAGCGCAGCTCGCGCTCAGCGGCCTGATAGTCTTCTTCTCGTTGCGACTCTCGGGGCGAGAGCGCGCCATCCGTGGGGCGGCACCAGGGGTCCTGAGCTAGGGTTCCGCTCGACCGACGCCGGAGCAGCTCCTCACGCTCGCCGCGAGCAAACTCGAACGTCTGGCTCGGGTGCTGCTCGATCATCTCCTCGCGGTATTGCTCATCACGCTTCGCAAGCAAGCGCCCGCGCTGTGACGATCCTCCGGGAGGTGCGGAGGGGCCGGCGAACGCGCTCGCCGTAGGGAGGGGAGAGAGGGACCCCGGAACCGGCGCCCGATCCTGCCGTGGCTTCCACCTTCGCAACGATCTCCGCGAACGTTTCGGTGGGCTTGGGGTAGTCGCCCTTGGTAGAGCTCGACCCGATCGCCAAGCGCCACCGCGTGCCGTTGCTCCGGCCGCAGGCTCACCCGTTGAACCATCGGTCCAGCTCCAGCTCGCACTTCGGCGAACAGACGTAGTCCCGTTGGCCCCCGTGCTCGTCCAACGACTGAACGGCTCTGTGGATGTCGTCGCCGCAGTTCATGCAACGACCCGTCCGCACGCGGTCCCCAGGCTGCCAAGGTACGTAGCGAAACACGGCCTCGGGGAAGAACTGGAGCACGGTCGGATCGTAGATCTTCCCCGTCGAGTCCACGCACCAGACGTGCTCGGCGCGGTGAGCTGGTTCCCCTGGTTCCGGTCGCTCATCGTTCGCAGACAAGCACACCCAACCCGGAACCACCGTCAGACCGAACACCTTGGCGAGCTCTCGCGAAGCCACGCCACAGTGTCCGACTAGCGCCCTGTGCGACAGCGCGCCCATCGACGTCACCCGCTGGACGTAGCCCGTGATCCAGGCCTCGATCATCGCATCATGGCTCACTTGCCTACCTCCAGCTTCTTGAAAGATAACATCACCCATCCAGGCGCCAGGCCTCGGAAACCTCTCAACACATGAGTGACCACCACCGCTATTTCGCCGCCTGGGTATTCTGAGCCAGTGAACTCTCGGAGTACTAACTGGTCACCAACCGAAAACGTTCGGTCGTCAACTCGCAGCTCGGCCGTCTTTGCTCCTGAAGCAACCTCTCCAAAGAACGGTTGAATTGTCTTGAGCTCGTGAATCTGCCCACCCCCATTGCGACGAACGCCCGCCTGGTGTTCCGGTACCACTGGGAGCGACTCGATCCACTCTGCGAAAGCTGCCCGCGCCGCCGCGCAAATCTCACACTCAGTTTCGCGCGGCTTCCCCCAGCAAGCCGGCACCAAAGCCCCACTAACGATCCCAGACTGCCGCTCCCACCACGGGATCTCCAAATGCTCGACCGGGGTCCAGGCCCACGCCCCAATCATCGACTTCACCCGACCGAACCCCGGGATGGTCATTCCCCCAAGCTCCGCTACCCTTCCTTCACTCGCTTTGACGTCGTACATTTTTTCCTCCTTCATCCACTCACGCTGGCGTCCCATCATGATGTCCCGGACCGCAGCGCAGACTCGCTCCCGCGACTCGCTCCACGCGAACGGGACCCCAAGGAAAGCCGCTAGCCTACGAAACCCGTTCTCGTTTTTTTTAGACCAGGCGTCCCAGTTGAACCGGCTCACGGTCGCGCGCACCCGTGACAGCGACTCTCATGGTCGAGTTCATCCGCCAAACGATCGCCGCCACAGCTCACACAAGAGCCCCACTCAGGGGACAGTCGCTGGGAATGCTCCCAAGCCGCTCGGGCAACGTCCAACTGTCGATCGACCAACGCCACATCCAGGTCGTCCAGGCACTCCCGAACAAGCCCGTAGACCATCCCGCGCTCCAATCCGCCGTTACCAGCGCCAGGCAGCGTCAGAGCCAGCTGGAGCGCCATCCCACGCTTTCTCTCAGCCAGAAACCAGCTCCTGAGCTGCTCCAACCCAGACCGAATCAGCGGCACCGACGCCAACTGATCCCAGCTGGCCGCCGGGTTCCGTCGGTTCAGCGGCTTCACTGGCAGAAACACTACCCGTAAGTCATCGCGCTTGAGCACCGGCATGCTGCCTAGCTGGCTAGCCGCAAACTGACAACAGCGACGCCCGTACCAGGCCGGAAGCCACGGCCACCGCCGAGCTGCCGCCTGCACAGAGCCGGCCCCCATGTTGTTGTAAACAGCCGTTGGGCTCCTCAGCTCGCCCCACCCCAGATTGGTGGTCACGACCACGTGGTACCCCTCCTCGTGGAAAGCCCACAGGTCCCCGTTGAACTCTTTCATGAGCCCACCTTGCGAGAAAACCACCAACGCCCCCAGCGCCCCAAGCCCAGGCAAGTCCAACCTTCGTCGCGGAGCTGGCACAAGAGAGCCCCATGAATCTCTGGGACCCCGTGCTCGGGCACCGATAGCGTGGCCCCTTCGCCACAAACGACCAGCTGCGCCGTCACAGGGCACAATCTCTCGCCAACCTCGCCCGTCGCTGGCGCGGCATCCGAGCCGGCGCCACGCGGGACAGTGACCTCCAGGGTCACCTCCTGATAACTAGCCATGTTGTCCTTTCGTTGGGCCCTTGTTGGCCCGAAAAAAAACCTAGCTCGGAAAAAACTCCGCGGCAATCAGTTTCGCGTTTTCTTCGTCGGACGCCGGCACGTTTCCACCATCCCTAACGTAATGCCCAAAGGCCGCAACAGCGATCGCCAGCTCTCGACGCGGGACACCGTCGAGCCCGTAGGCTGATACCCGGTCAAACGGGAAGGCTTCCGGTTGGTACGGCGGCTCGGTCCCCCGCACGTAATGTCTCGCCATAAGGTACCCTGTCGCAACTAGTCGCTGTACTCTGGTCATCAGTCCTCCAACCCGTCGGCCTCCACCACATAGCAGTGGGGGGCAATCTGATAGATCTTCGTCGCCACGAACCGTGCGTCGCGAGGCTGCACCAATTCGCGCTCCGTCGACCACGGCGCAAACTCCTCAATAGCCACACCGCGAGCGTTTCGAAGGCGGAACAACACACGGTTCCTGTGTGGGCCCTCGCCACCACCTGCGCCCCATTGGGCTTTGCGGTGGTCCAACCCAGCGAAGCTGGACGCTGAGACTCCCTGATTCCAGGACGTGGAACTAGTGCCCGCCCCCCCGTTCTCGCCCAGCATGAACGGCTTGCCCGCGAGCCACGAATCGAACGCCTGTAGCGGGATATTCCTGATCCCTCGCCAGACAATGAGCCCCTTTTCCGGCGTGCCCTGCTTGAGCGCCTCGTGGATCAGATCGCTGGCTGCAGACGGGGCCCCAGCGGCTTCCGATTGCCGGATGGCAGTGTATAGCGCGCCGCCGAACGACTGGATCGCGCGACGTTGCTCGTCTGGTAGCGACTTGCCAAATGCGGCCGACCGCGAGGCGATCCCCGCCGGATCAACCAATCCACCATCATGCGTTCGGGCCTTCAGGTCTACCGCCAGAGCCTCTCGCGGCACGTCCGCCAAGATCTTGGCCTTGTCGCCCAGCGTCTTGGCTTGAGCCCAGGCCCGTTCGGCCCGTTTCAGGGCATCATCAGCCTGTGACAGCGACTGTTTCTGCCGCGCCGCGCGCCGCGCCTCGACCTTTGCAGCCTGAGCTGCCGCCTTTTGCGCCTTGAGCCTCTCGATGGCAGCCGCTTTCGCCGCTTTCGCCGCGGCCTTTGCTTGTTCCTTCTCGGCTTTGGCTTTCGCTTGCTCTGCCTGCTTCTGCAGCTTGAGCTGCTCAGCAGCTGCCGCCTTTTGCGCCGCCTTCAGCGCCTTCGCCCGCGCAATGGACGCCGCTTTCTGCGCCGCGATGGCTTCTTTCAGCTTGGCTTTCGCCGCCGCATCCAAGGCCGCCGTCGCTGCGCTCGCGTTGGACGCCTTCGTTTCGGCCTCAGCTTTTGCCGCCTTCTGAGCCTTCACCTTCTCGTTCGTGCTCAGGATGTCGCCCCACAACGTGTTAGGGCTCGCCTCGGGGCCCTTGGGCGGGACCGGCGCTTGCGGCTTCGTCTCTTTCGGGTCCTGGCTCGCGGTGTTCGGGAGCTCCTTCCACGAGAGCCGCCACGGCACGATCGTCTCGCGATCGTTGGGGCGCCCTGGCGGGTGGAGGTACTGCCGCCCGGCACCGTCCATGAAATATTCGTCAACCTTGCGCACCTGCCCGTGCACAGCAACCGAGTCCGGCGCGGTCCGGTTGTCGAAGTGCGCCAAGATCTTCTTCGCCATGTCGGGGAACTGGGTCACCCGGAGCTCGTTGATCGAGCTGAGCGCGGCCGCGTTGTGCGCGAACGCCACCTCGGTGCGGACGATCCGCTCCGCCCAGTACCGGCGCTTGACGTAGCTCGTGGGCTTCGGGAAGTGCCCCGGCGTTGCCTCGTGGAGCTTGCCCGCGTTGATCCCGCCGTGCTTGCCAGCCTCTACGAGCCGGCTCACCAGCTCCGAATTGCTCAACCCGAGCATGAGCCCCACCCGGAGCTGCTTTTCAAAATCCGCGATCATCCGCTGCCCGTAGCGGTCCACGCTCGTCTGGTGCTGTCGCAGCAGGCTGGCGCCCGTTCCTCGAACGTTGGCGTCGAGCCAGCCCTGGACGTCAATGGCCAACGGAATGGCCACGCCGGTGAAGCGCTTCTCCAGGCTCTTGGTCAGGGCGATCGTGTCCTTCGTCCCAATCGCGATCGCTTCCTTGGCCTTCTCGTGGGTGAGCCCGAGCAGCCGCTTGTTGACGTACTGCTGGACCAGCTTGATCTGACTACGGAACAAGAGCGCGCTAGCGTCGCTGAACCGCACGTCCGCGCCCTGCTTGTCGACGACCTTGCCGAGCTTCGCCGCCAGCTGCTTGTCTGCCTCCAACAAGATAACGGGCAGGGAGCCCGTCGCAACGTAGGCCTTCCCTGCCCGCCGCAGTGTCTCCTCGATCACCGCCTCGAACTCGTCGTCGGTCGCTGCCACCCCTATTCCTTATCATCGAGCGCGCCCGGTTTGGGCATCGCCGAATCCTGCGCCTGCCGGATCATCTCATTTACTTCCGACTCGCGCTCCACCTCGATCTCCGCCAGCTCGCGGTCCACGTCCGTCACGCCGAAGTGTCGCGCTGTGAACTGCACCGCCGTACGAGCCGAGATCGTCACACCCTTTGCGGTCTTGGCACTATTGACGTCGGCCGCCACATCCTCAGCCGTCGCAGCGAAATAGGGCGGCCACGCCAGCGAGATGTTCTCCGACGTGCCCGGCTCGCGCTTTGTCTCGACCGTCTCGCCGTCGACCCGCTCGAACCTCGACGGCAACCGAAGCGCGGCCTTCTCCTGGACTGGGCCAGCTGGGGTGTCCACCACAGGGCCCGCAGGCGATGCCAGCACGAGCCTTGCGGCGCGCAGCATCGCCAAGAGCAGGCGTCGAATCAAGCCGCCGTACTGCGAGCGGAGCACGTCGCAAACCGCGATCTGCGGCTGAAACAAGATCTTGAGCCCCGCGGCGCTCTGAGCCTTGCTCGCCAAGTCCTTCGGATCGGCGACCACCACACCCGCCAGGTCCAGGCACATCTGCGCAATGCGGTCCACGACCTTCAGACCCGACTCCACCGCAGTCCCCTCCAATTCGAGGTACTCCGCGCCGCCCTTGCTGTAGATCGCCGTCCCCGAGCCCTTACGAATCACCCCAGGGTTGGCGCCAGGGTCGTCGTTGATCACCAGCGTGGGATCGACGTTCGCGACGGTGCCCTTGAGCGTCGCAGACAGCGTTTCGTTCACTCGGTCGAACTGGTCGAGCAAGCCTTCAAAGTCGCTCTGGCCGTCCTCCTGCTCTGAATCCGGCAGGTTTTGACACCAGTGCACCGGGCACTCCCCGAAATTGTGCGCCACCGCCTGGCTCGGGACGGTCGTCACCCAATCCCCACGGCGCGCCAGGTACTCCGGGATCGGGTCCCAAATCCGCTCCTCGGTCTCGTCCCAGTAGCGCGCGTAGTAGAGCGTAACCGTCTTGGGCTTGCCCGTTGCTTCGTCGTACACCGTACGCTGGTACGAGTACGCCTTCAGGACGGCCCCAACCACAAGCTCATCGCGGTCCGCCCAGCGGAGGATGTGCATGTGCCTGGCGTCGTGGACGAGCAGGCGCGGCAACCCCCCGGCGAACTTGAACGACACCACGGCCGTACCGCAGGCGCCGCCCTTCTGCCGAGCCTCCAGAATTTTGGCCGGCATGTCGCAGGCCTCCGCCAGCGCCTTGACGAAGTCCTCCGCGGCCTCGTCGCCGGCCACCTTGATCTCGGGCCAGCGCTCCGAGCCCACCGCGAACGCACTCAGCCGGCTGTTGATCAGCTTGGGCAGATCGAGTCGCGCCGCCGGCTGGCGGTGCTTGAGTGGCACATACCAGCCTGGGCTGATGTCCGCCTGCTCGCCGTAGCCAAGCATCCGTCCATCCCAGTCGTACCGGCGCGCGTTGTATTGGGTACTGCGGCCGTAGGCGTCGTACTGCGCGAGCAACGCAGACCGGGGCCCGTTGACCAGGTCAACCAAGCTCACTCGCCCCAGCGTCGGGTTGAGGAGCAGCGTGGGCAAGATCCCGTCAGCCATCAGGCGCCCAGCCAGCCCACCTTGAGATCAGCAGCTGCCGCCGGCCCGGTCGTCACCTGCAGGTAAACACGGCCTTTGGGCGCGGGGAGCGGCACCGTCGTCGACGCGCCCGCCGTGCCAACCAGCAGCTGAGCGACTCCCACCGTCAGGGTAACAGCCGTGCCGTACTGGTAGTACTTCCGGTTCGCCTTTTCGGTGACGAACTCTTCCGCAAACTGCAGATTCTTGGGATTGACGGTATCGTCGACGATCCAAGGCTGAACCACAGCCGTGTTGGCCGCCGTCCCTTCCAACACCAACACTAGCGACTTGGGCGATTCATCAGTCCCCGTCTCGACGTCGGGGATCAAGATCAGGTTCTTCTCCGGGACCGTCGTCGGAGAGCTACGAGGGTTGGGATTGGTTTCGGCGGCACCGAGCGGGATTCGAAAGGGCAGTCGCATCCCGCCAAGCTATCACCGCGCCGCGCGCCTGGCGAGTACTGCCGCTTGCGCAACCATCGACAGCGCCACCGCCTCCAGCGCCGTCAGCTTGCCGCGCTGCAACCGGTGAAGAGCGACGAGGGAGAGCAGCCTACTCCCCATCTTTGCCCCGCGTGCTTCCCTGGAGCTGGTAGAACGAACGAGCGACCCCACCAGCTATCGCCCGTTGTTCAAGCTCAGTTTTTGAAACAGGGATCTCGTTCTCGTGGTTTTTGCCAGCCAACCAAAACCACTTGATCTCAGCCCCTTGGTCTTTGGCGTCCACCAACAGCTGCTCCAAAACCTCCACAACCTCAGGGACCGGCTCTGGATCAACAGGGCGTAAGCGCGATACGTCGCTCATCGCTGTTGTGTATCAAGCCGCCCAGCCCGTGGCGAGCTGAACTTGCGGAGCGCTTCCCGCGCGATCCACGCGGCCATCAAACGGTCTCCAGTGTGCTCGGTCGGGTTGAAGTGCAGACACTCCGAAATGAACGCCTTGCCCTCGTCGGGTACGCTCTCCCCCGAGAGCCCCGACGGCATGATCCACTGTCCGTTTCGGATCTCGACCGCGAGCGACTCCACGCCAAACTCCGCGGACCACTTGTTTTGCCCGGTATGGTGCGCCGTCACCGGCACCTGGCCGTTGGCGATCTGGACCAGGAACTTCTGCGCCGCGTTGCTCTCCACGTGAATCTCGCCCTTGTAGCGCCGGTGTGCCGAGTAAATCCGGTCCAGGATCTCCGGCGCCTGCCAGCGCCCTGACTCGATATCAACCACCAGCCGCCGTCCATCGGGCATGAGCGCGAGCGTGAACAGGCACGTCTGAGCTGAGTCGTCCGTGTCGCCGATCGCCAAGTCCACACCGGTGAAGCACAGCAGCGGCGGGCCGCGATGGTAGGCGCGGGGTTGCTCGGCGTAGAAGGTTCGCCCCACGCCGAGCTGGCACATCCGATCGAGCCACAGCTTGCGAAAGCGCGACGTCGAGTCGAGCCGCACCCGGCAGAGGTATTTCCGGATGAACGTCCCCTCGGGCATGTTGTCCCGACGGTTTTGGAGGCGCGGCAGGTCCCACTGCTCTGGCCACATCGTGACCCAGCGGCTGGCGGGGTCGTCTGGGTTGCGCACGGCCGAGTAGCGCTTCGACGCGAAGCCTGGGCGCTTGGAGAGCTCGTGGAGCAGGTCCTCAGGGTGCCACGGCGTTCCGATCACCCAGATCACGCCACCTGGCAGGAGGCGCGTAAACACCGTGGTATCGAACCACTCGATCAGCTTCTTGCGCTGCTCGCTCGTCCGCGTGTTCTCGAACGTGAGCACGTCGTCCAGGACAATGTCCGAAAGGCGCGAGCCGACGATATCCCCGAACACGCCGCGCGCCTGAATGGACGGGTCCTTGGCGAACGTCGCGCGCTCAACCGTGATCTGGCTCTGCGTCCACGGATCGCCTCGGACTGGGCTGCGCTTTAGGTCGGGAAACACCTCCTGAACCCGCGGGTTGCGCTCGATCAGCGCTCGGATCTGCCCGAGCGTTTTCTGCGCCATCTTCTCCGTGCCCTGAATCAGGGCGATCGTCCGAGTCGGGTCGGTCCCGAGGCGCCAGAGCACACGCCCCACGCTGATCTGCTGGGTCTTGGCGTGCTCGACTGGCGCGATCAGGACGCCGTATGGGTTGGCGTCAAAGTGCGCGTGCCACTCACGGTGAAACGCCGTGTTGACCAGCCGCGAGCCGTCCACCTCGTTGCGAAGCGCGTACTCGATAAACGCTGGCGCCGAGTGCCGAGCCTCCTCCAGTAGCTCGGCCCGCTTCGCCTCTGCCTCTGCCCGGAGGCGCTCCGCCTTCGGAGCGCGCTTGTTGCGCGGCCCATGCGATACCCGCAGGGCCTCAGTGGAGGTTCGGTTGATCAGGCCTAGACCCTACCGCCACGACCTCGCCTCAGCAAGAACGAGGAGAGTCGCCGTCGCGGCTGCCCGAGTTTTCATAGCCCCAAAAGGCCAGGAAACAGCGGCTCACCCAGCCCCAACTCCAACACAGCCGGAGAATCAACGAGAGCGGAGAAGAGCTGGGCGATCTCTGCACGCCGGACCTTTTGGCGCAAAAGCCACAACAGCCGCGAGCGCTCGAAGTCCAGAGTCCCAGGGGGTGGGCTCTTGAATCGTCGCAACGACCGAGGGACGCGAACGCTTGCTCAAGAGCCATGTCAGCTGCGATTGGTGAACGTGGACGTGGTAGCGGCCCACTGGGCGCGCCACGGTCTGAAGCCTATCCGTGAGCGCCCGGATCTCTGCCGTTGTTGTCACTCTGTGCCGCCGTTCTCGCACTTGTAGCAAAGCTGCGTCGCCTCGTTGGTCGTGACCGCGCCGTAGGCCATCCAAGCCCCACACCCTAGACACTGGACTGGGCCATCTTGCACAGGAATCCTGAAAGGCCGATGGGTCTGCGGATGCTGCCGCTCCCATTCAGCACCGTACACCATGGCCAAGGTCATGAGCTCAAGCACGCTCGGCCCAGCCATCACTCCGCGCTCGATTTGGCCAAGCCGAACGGCTGAGATTCGATCAGGACCTGAAGACCTCAACAGCGCCACTGCGCTGTTGAAGCTCAAACCAACGGCCAGCCGCAAGGCTCGCCACCCTGGGTTCATAGCCCCGCCTCGCTTCATGACCCCTCTTCATCTGCTGGCTGAGCGGCCAACCATTCACGTGCGCACATGGCTGACAACAACCGAATCTGTTCCGCAGACAGGCTCAGATCGCCTGATGCCTTTTTTAGGCCAACTGCTGGATCCCACCACCCTTTATAGAGGGGAGCATCGGTCCCTTTTGCGGTTACCTCAACCGCCCCTGCGCCCATCGCAAAAAACAACGTGAATTCAACCGGTCGGACAGAAATTAGAACATTTCTCATGACTTGCTCCTCGCATCCCTCAACATCTGCGGAAGCGTCCGCAAAGCCTCCTCAGACACACCAGTTGATCGGATCGGCGCGCTCTCGAACTCTCCGAGCAACATCCTTGTGAACACCGAACGAGCGGAAGCCAGAGCCAGCTCCTTCGCGCACGAGCCCGGCTTTTGACGGCAGACCATTCGGAGCTCGCTCTCGTAGAAAATCCCGCAAAGCGTCCCGTGCTCAAACCAGAGCCCCTCGCTTCGCCCAGCGACGATCGCCGCGCGCGCCTCGTCCAGCTCTTCGTCACCGATAAACGCAATGTCGTAGTTCTCTGCCGTCAACATCTTGCCGTCCTTTCCAACCAAATGCGCCGCCGCGTCGAGCGACTTGGACCGTGGCGGCAAAACACCAGGCATCACGCCAAAATGCTGCCATATCGTGTCTGGCTTTTTGGGAATCGCCTGGGGCGTCGTGTCCAGCCGGATCTGCGCGAGCGCATTGCCCACACGGTAGGCCTCGTCTGTGACCAGTAGCTTGTCCCAGTCGACGCGGACGCGGTGACCGTTGTGCACGCTGAAGACGAGGCCGTCGCCCGTCGCGTCCTCTGCCACCTCGACGCTGGAGCCCTCCGACGTCACCGCGCCGCCAAAGGCGATGAACTTCAGTCGACCCTGATGGATCCCAGGGCGCCACCCATCCACGAACGGATCGTACACCTCACCAGTCGGCGAGTGCACGAACCCCAAGAGTTGATAGACGTCGAGCGCAAAACTCGTCCTGGTCTCAACCAGGAGCACCTCCGCAGGCACGCTCACAACACTTGGGGTTCCAGCCCAATCCGGCGTCGTCGTCACGACGTCCACCATTCCGTTTCGACGGGGTCCGAGCTCGGATCTTCGATTCGGTCACGGTCGCGCCGCATCAACTCCAACACCACGTAGTCGTGGCGTGCCGTGTGGCCCTTGCAGGCCGGGCCGTAGAACTCGGGGCGTCCCACCAGGATTGCGCGCCGCGTGACCGTGGCCCAGCGGAACAGTTGGTTGTATCGCCCCTTGCCGTATTCAAAGTTGGTCCGCACCAGGCAGATCACTCGATTGGCGAACCGCAGCGCGTGAGCAGCGTGAGAGCCGTCCGCGCCGTTGGCGTAGGGCGAGTTCATGATCGCGACGTCGAACGCGTCACGCCTGGGCTTCCACGCCAGGAAGTCGCCCTCGTGCACCTCTAGCGCCGGGTGACGAATCTCCCGGAGCCGCGCGCACATTGCCGGGTCCCGCTCCACAGCCGTCACCCGCACGTTCATTGGGAACGCTCGGACCAGGCCACCGTCCCCCGCACTCGGCTCCAACACGCTCTGCCCGCGCGAGAGCTCCGCCCAGTCCGCAATCCGCCGAGCCAAGTCTCTGCTCGTGAAATACTGGTCCTGGGCCTCGCCCTGCTCGCTGTACTCGTACTCCAGTTCGCTCATGCCTGCCCTCTAGCACCTGGAGCAGTGACGAACACCATGTCCGAGCGCATCGCCTCGATCGTGAGTACTCCCTTGAACCGCCGCACCAACGTGGCGTTGGCGGCCGTCGAAAGCGCCTCAAAAAGAGGGACGTCGTCGACCTTGTCGGCCGGCATCTTACTGAACGAGAGCGCTGCATGCGTGTCTCGCGCCACACCGACCACCCGATCGATATTCAACATCCCGTCATGCGCCCAATCCGAGATCAACGATCCTACGCCCACAAGAGAGCGCAGCGCGAGATAGACGGCACGCTTGTCGCACGGCAAAGAGATTGCGCCGCCCCACCAAGCCATCTCCTCCGGCAGTCCGGACATTGCCGCCGTGATAATCGACAGGCCCATCTCGTGGCGACTGCAACCGTGGGATCCCAACAGAGCGTCGACCGCGCCGAGCAGCGAAATCTTGACCGCTGGCGCTGGCGCCGGGGCATCGCCCAAAACCTGGGACCGGTAGCACTCCACTAGTGTGGCCATGCCTGGGGCGATTGGTGCGATCTCCTCCAAAAGCTCGCAAGCGCCGAGCAGCCACAGTCGTGGACTCACCACCAAATCTGAGACCAGCAATGCAATCGCCAGCTGCGTCACGTTCGCCCAGTCCTCTTCCGGCGTCCCATGCCGGAAGTCAGCATCCTGCACGATGCCCGTCGCCTTGATCACCGGCGCAAACCCCTCAACCAGAAAGCGGGCTCGCAATTCGACGCGAGCGGCTTTTGCCTCTTCTATCGTTGTCATGTTGTCCTTTCGTTGGAGCCAAAGCGCTCCGAGTCGTCAAGCTATCATCGCCGATCAGCCGCGGCAAGCAACTCGCGCACTCCAGCGGCGCGCCACCGCGGCAAGAGCCTGCGAGATAGCACCAGCAGGCGCTGAAGCCTATGGGGCCACTCATTGGGCGGCCGCTGGCACGTCGGGCAGTCAACCTGCGCGAACCCGTCGTCACCGTGCGATGTGGCGCACTTGCAGTAACGCGCCTGGAACTTTTCCAAGATCTCGGCTGGGTGAATGGTGCAGTTCGTTGCGTTCAAGCGAGCCAAGCCGCGGGGAGCCGAAGCGCCAGCACCCCATCGCCGGCTATTACACCCGCAGACCGCCCCTTGAGCCAATGGGAGTCCGCAAGACGGGCACCGTCGCTGTGGCTCGCTCACGGCAAGCTCCGATAGGCCAGCTTGGCTAGGTTAGCCGCTACCTGCTCCGCCACGGCAGAGACCGAAGCCCCCCCACGAATCGCCGCAGCATCGACGCGGTCCCCACTAGTGAACTTGCCTCGCATCCCGTTTTCGTAGACCCCAACAGCGGTCCCCTTGATCCGGACGTCGCCCTTGGTTTCGTTGACCTCAATCGAGACTTCCAGGGTGAACTTCTTGGCGCTCATGCTTTCACCGCCGGTTCTGGCTCCACTACTGGCGCTTCTTCACAAGCCATTGTGGCCAATTCCCCCACCACCATCGCCTCAACAGAAGGCACGTCTATCCGCTCCAGAACGTCGAACGTTCTCTCGACGGTAAATCGACGGGCGCCGCCGTCGCCATATCGCAGAAGCGCTTCGCCTTTCACAGCTAGCCCACGGTGAACGGACTCACTTGTGACCAAAACCGCCAATGTGAACCTCTTGGATCTCACGCTCACACCCCACCGCCTTCCTCTGACGTGCGTTTGCCCAGGCCGGGATCTCGCATGTCTCCGTGTGCCACTAGGCTCGTCAGTAGAGCGTCGGCCAAAACCCACATGTCGTAAGCGGCCGCATGCTGGCCCTCCCCGTAACCCCCGCTGTCTGCAGTGACCACGATCTCCAGCGCGCGTCGCTCGACCAATGACAGTGCCAGAACCGCTTTTGCGGCTTGGTAAAGCCGCGTCCCTGGCTCGACCGCCGCCCGCGTCTTCTCGGTTGTTTCGTCCATGACTTGCTCTCCTTTCGTCCCCCAGAGTTTGGCCCAGAGGGGGGAACCCTATAGGCCGAAACTCCACCCCAATATAGCTCACGGCCGCGCCCAGACCTCGCAGCAAGCTCGGGCCAAGATGGCGACTTCATCGGGGTACAGCCTATCGGCCAAGAACTCCCGCCTGCTCAGTTCGAACCCCCCCATAGGGCTCCAGCACGCAACCGGTGTCAGGTGCCTGTTTCCCACGCTGTCCTCGTCGTACTCCTCACCCAAGATCTCGATCCCAGTCTCGCCCTTGCTCAACTGGTAAGAGCGCGTGAACGTCACCCCGGCCATGGGCATCCCATCCGTTGAGGGCGGGGGTGGGCTGGGCGTGTCCTCTACGGTTTGGCGGGCTCGTCCACTCGGTCTCCGCGCCGAGCGCGTTGCTTGTCTTCCACTCATTGGTTCTCTTTCCTTTCGTTGCCGCCTTTGCGGCTTTCTGCTCCCGACTTTCGGGAGGCTAGAGTTTGGTTTCGGCTCGGTTGTCGAACGAGTCGGCCCCTCCATGGAGCCGAACTTGGTCCTTACAGGGATTGGGGTAGCCGGACTCATCGCGAAACCACCGTTGGTTCATGTCGCGAACACATGAGCGCATTGTCTTCGGTCCTCGATCGCACGTCGGGGTCGCTTGCGCTGTCCTCCAGCACCCACCATTGCCATGTGGCCAGCAGCTGGCTGGCGCCACTTCAGGCTCAGTCCTCCCAAAAAGCGAATCCCACCAAAGATCAAACGCTGCCCGCGTCACCTTCTCCACGTGAGTAAGCGGCAACTCCTGGGCCCAAACCTGCCAGGTCAAAAAACCAGTGTCGCTGGCCTGAGTCAGTAAGATCGAATTCTTGGCCCGGCTTCGCATTCGTTGCTCTGCACGAACTCATGATTCGTCTCCAGGAAACGCGAGCCTGCACAGGACACCCACGCCAAAGGCATTTGCCCGCTCCTCGTTAGCGAGTCGAACGCGGAGGGCCTCGCGGCCTGCTCGCTCGGAGGCGAGGCATCGGCGCGCCCGACGCAGATCGCGCTCCAGTGCGGCGACCAGCTCACGCAACCTGGAAACCTCGTCTTTGCGGGCCTGCCTGTCCGCATGGGACAAAGCCGCCGGCATGCGCTTATCTGCCTCGCTGGACAAGAGGCGCGAGCCTCGTCTGTACGCCGCCGCGCTCACGACTTCTCCTCTTGGTCGTAGAACCAGATTGCAGTGCTCAGCTCTCTCGAATCGTGCTTCGCGGCGTCGCTGACCTCGCAGTCTTCCAGGCGATCCTCCCAGCTGTAGGCTGTCAACTGACGGGCCAGCATCACGACCTCTTCGGCCTTTTTGAGTCTCCGTTCGGCAGCGCCGGCCCGACCGATCCACTCGTCCATCTCGTCGAGCAAATGCCTGACGCGCGCCCCTAGGTCGTCGAAGATGACCGCGCGCCCGTCCAGCGCGTCGAGCACCTCGCGGAGCCTCACATCCTCAGGCTTCGCCAGCTCCTCGGCGAGACTCTCGATGCGCAACGCCATCGACTCGACCTGGCTGGCCAGCGAGGCGTTCTCGGAGCTGAGGTGGTCGCTGTTGGAACGCAGGACCTCGTTCTCGCGTCGGAGCGGGGCAACCGCTTGCGCGACGGCTCGGCACTCCATACCACCGGGAGCGGGGCACCGGGCGAGGTTCACGGGCGGTTCAAACCGCTCCTCGTCGCCAAAGCCGATGAGGCGCGAGCAGACCGAGCAGACACTTTCGTCGGTCACAGCGCACCTCCGACATCGGGGCCACCCATGCCGCCGGCCGTTCGCTGTGGGGGGCAGCAAAAGAGATCACATGCACGAGTCAGGTCA